GATTCCCGATAACTGGAAGTCGGACGGTTCCATCGAAGGCAAATCAGTACCTACGCCAGCAGACATCAAATCCCATTACCATGAAACCGAGAGTAATTCCGCCGAAGGAGATTCGACAATGCCGCCAGGACTGATCGAACACAAGACCTTGGAAGTTAAGGGTTTGGAAATCGTTGACGAAGAGAAAGGCATCGTCAACGCAATCATCAGCGTGACCGGCATCGTGGATAAGGTCAAGGACCGCATCATGCCCGGTGCGTTTGAGAAGAGCCTCGCTTCCCGCACACCGAAGGGCATCTGGTCACACGATTGGGATACGCCGGTATCGCGCACTGTGGAAGTCAAAGAACTGCGCCCCGGTGACTCATCGTTGCCTACTACTGATTCGCGTGGGTTCGCTTGGCCTTCCGGCGCGGGGGCATTGCAGGTCAAGACCCAATTCAACCTGGAAACTCAGCGAGGCAAGGACGCCTTTTCTGACGTGAAGTTCTTTGCCGATGAACAGGAATGGTCAATCGGATACCACGTCCCGGTCGGTGGAGCGAAGATCGACACGAAGACGGGTGTGCGGGAAATCAACCACATGGAACTATACGAATATAGCCCTGTCCTATTCGGTGCCATGCCAGAAGCCCGCACTACCTCCGTCAAGACCGCACAACTGGCACTGAAGGAATTGAACGGCAAGGCCGCACAGTGGGTGGATGACCAAGTGGAAACTGATCTACCGCCAGAAATTGACGATCAGTATTCGGATGACTCCGGTGAAGGCATCAACCTGAACCAAGACCAGATCGGCCTATTGCAGCAGGCGGTCACCAGCCTTCAGGAACTCATCTCACAACTGAACGACGACGAAGCCGATGAACTGACCCCTGACGATGAATCCGCCGAAGGTGACACTGGCGGGATGCACAAGATGGACGAGAAATCCGATTGGGTGAGTCTTGCGACTAAAGCGGCGGCAGCGGTCATGGATGACACCGTGGATGACACGGAAACCGATACGTCAGCAATGGACGAAGAGGAAGACTCGGCTCAGGCAGAAGAAACCGATGCGCCCGAAACAGTAGAACCTGACAGTCCCGAAGCGGAAATGTTGAACGCCGATTCACTGCAAGCCGGTGTCGATGAACTGCTCAAAGAAGTTGGTCCGCGTCGTTTGCATGGCATCATCCGTAAGCAAGCGGGCAAGTTCGATGCGGCAGTCAACAACGATGATCCGACTGCCATTCGGGACAGCACCACCGAACTACTCAACACGGTAGAAGAAGCGATGGGTGACAACCCAGGACTAGACATCGTGATGCGCGCAGTTGCCGCACAGGTATCGGTCATGCTGGACAAGGCAATGGCTCGGGATTCCGTTCCACCAAACGCTATTGATGACGGCGAATTGCCTGACACGTCGGACGAATCGGATACCGGCGACGGTGAAGACAACACCGATTACAGCGATTTGTTTGCCGATGACTCTTCGGACGGGGGTGACGGTGATGGGGAAATGCAAGCCGAAGAAAAAGGGGCGGAAGAAGCATTGAGTATCGAAGTCAAGGGTATCTTCGACGCAATGGACGACCTTGCTTCGTTCGTGGATAGCCTAGAAGACGAGTAAGCGTTGCAGTAATCACGACAATCAGACAAACTTGTGCTAAGACAGCGCCACGGTGATGTACCGGGGGCATACGTCGAAAGCCGTAACCTCTATGAAAGGAATGGTTCTCACAATGAGTACCGGAACCGTGGCCGAACTAAAGGCCGCTTTGCAGGATCGTTTGACCACCATCGAACAGGGCATGGAAAGTGGCGTCAAGATTGACGGTGCGAACGTCGAGATGTCTCAGGACACCGCCGACACCATTCGCAATGCAATGGACGAAGCCACCGACATCCGTACCGCGCTGGAAGCGAAGATGCTTGCAGAATCCGGTCGGGAGTTCATGGATGCCCCTACCCGTCAGGCCATTGCGCCAGGTGTTGCCGGAACCATGCAGCACAAGTCGCTTGGTCAGATGTTCACCGACTCTCCTGAGTTCAAGTCACTGATGGATTCGCGGGACACCACCATGCGTTCGCCTTTCGAGATTGAGGCGTTCAACCTTCCCGCCATGATGGGCCGTAAGGATGTCTACGAAGGCATGATTTCCGGCGACATCACTCGTGGCCTTGGCCCGGTGCAGTTCGATGCGCCAGTCCCGCGTGGGCAGCGTGCCCTTCGTGTTCGTGACTTGTTCCCACAGGTTTCGACCAGCGCGAGCCTCATCGACTACTTCCGCGTGATGGGTTATTCGGGTGGTGACCCTGGTTCTGCCGCAGCGGTGGAAGAGCGTAGCGGTGGCACTTTCGCAGCCAAGCCGCAGTCGTCCTTGACCTTTGAGGACGCTCAGGCGCCAGTTCGGACCATCGCGCACTGGGAAGCCGCGCACCGCAACGTGCTTGATGACGTTCCTGCTCTTCAGGGCATCATCAACAACGAACTTCTTTACGGCCTTGCGCTGGAAGAGGATCGTCAGTTGCTTCTTGGTTCGGGCAACGGTGGCGAAATTCTTGGTCTGCTGAAGACCAGCGGAATTCAGACCTACACATCACCTAACGAGTTGAAGTCCGATTCGCTACGTCGTGCAGCGACCAAGGCAATCATCGCCAACTACCCGCCAACCGGGTACGTGATGAACCCTTACGACTGGGAAGACATCGAGTTGCAACGACCAGAATCAGGTGGCGATGGTCAGTACATGGTCACCACGAACGTCGCAATCGGCGCATCAGCGCAGATTTGGCGTCAGCCGGTCGTTGAGACACCCGCTCTCCCAGAGGGCGAGTTCCTTGTCGGTGCGTTTGGTCTAGGTGCCCAGGTCTATGACCGGCAGCAAGCCAACGTCCGTATTGCTGAGCAGCACAGTGATTTCTTCGTCAAGAACGCAGTTGCGGTCCTGGCAGAAGAGCGAATCGCACTCGCTGTCAAGCGTCCCGAGTCCTTCGTCAAGGGCGTGTTCTACGGGTCAGTGAATTCCTGACCTAACCTGATTGTCCTTTGGTCGGGGCACAACTGAATACAGTTGGAGGGGAGTCATGGCTACTGAATGGGTAATTCCACAGTCGTCCATTGACTCCCCTCTACTGGTTCCACGGCCCCAGTACATGCCATTGGAAGAGGACTTTTCTGGTGAGTGGAATCGTTGTCCGATTGATGATTCCCCGAACTATGCGTGTACGCACCTTCCCGGTATTGATTACGGCCCAGGATCAACAGGCACTCCCGCGTAACTGCCCTACACTTTGTCTATGACCAACAATCAGCCAGACACCGATGTACCGTCATCCGTTGCCGCGTACATGGAGAAGCCGTCAACCGATGCACATGCGTCGGTCAGTGACACCGAAGTACCCAAACCGTTCACTACCGAAAACAAGTCACTGAAAAATCGTGTGCGTGATGTCCCTCCCCCTGGTGTGCTGCTGAATGACAAGGCAACTGATCGCATCGTGGGTGAAGTGGAAGACGGTTTCGTCCGCGTGTCAGTTGACCATTGGCGCGTTGTCTATCCCAATGGGAGTCAACGTCCGTCATACTTCTTAGTACACAGTGCGGGTGAACTGATCCCACTGATCGGACTACAACGAATTACTGAGTAGGTAGGTGTACTAATGGCACTGGTAAGCGTGGATGAAGTCGTTGCCTACATGAATGACCCGTCGTTTAACCCAGGCCAAGAGTCAATCATCGAAATGGTCATCAACGGTGTTCAGCAGGAACTAGAAATGTACCTTGGTCGTCCCGTTGAACCCGTACAGATGCGGGAGTTCATCACCGCGACCGTCAACGGTTTGGGATTCCTTTCCGTCAATCCCGTGCATCAAATCCTGTCCATCGGCACATACCTAGGGTCTTCCACTCAGCCCATAGAAATCGCTCGTCCCGATATGGCGTTGACAACGGCGGATCGTACCGTGGACAAGATGCCCAGTCACACCATGATCATCCCCGGTGGCTTGGCGGGCCTTCGTCCGTATCAGAGTTACGCCGTTGAATACATCGGTGGCTACTTGGGGTACACAAACGATGCGATGCGACTGGCAATCCTTGATGTTTCGGCACGTAGCATGACAGTCCACCATGACGATTCCATTGCATTGACCGATGACGTGCCTCGCCAACCGACAGGTCGAAGTTCGCTGTCTACTAGGTGGGAACCCAACGAACTAGAAATCTTCCACCGCCTCAAACGGCGTGTCATCGTCTAAGGGGGTCCACTATGCCTATGTCACACACGGGCGCACCAAACTTTGAACGCCATATACGAACGATGCAGAGGCGGGTCAGTAACCCCGCTGCCATGTGGAAAAAAGTCGGTTCATACTGGTCAATGGCAGTACGCCGAAACTTTGCCACCGAAGGCGCGTACATGGGTCATCCGTGGCGACCTCTGAAGCCTGACTACGCACTGTGGAAGATCAAGCATGGCTATACCGGAAAGATTCTTGTACAGACGGGTGCAATGCGGGCGTCGTTTACTTCCCGCCCCATGAGCGTAGAACGATACAACGGGAAGTCAGCCGTATTCGGATCATCCGATCAGAAGGCAATCTGGCATCACTACGGAACGCATCGTGGTGGTAAGCGGGTCAATCCTCCCCGCCCGATCATGGTGGTCAATGCCAAGTCACGTAACGATGTCCAACAGATTATGAAAGCCTACGTGTTAGGCAAGAAAACCAACATCAGCGGATTGCTGTAACTAGGAGGTCGGTTATGGCACAGCAACAACCGATGATGCGTGGTGCCACAGCAGTACGTCAAGACATCATCGCTTATCTGCAAACTGCTCTTCCCGGCGTCATCGAACAGGCGCGCGTTGACTGGGAACTTACGGAATACCAACTACCATTGCCAGTCAAATACGACGCCTATGAACCGATCAAGACGAACATCTACCCTCACGTTGCGGTCAATATTCTCGCCGCTAACAACTTTGGCCGGGTTGACTATGACGCTTACGGTTCAACGGAATACCAGACCAAATACAGCGCACGAGTGTTCATGTGGGTGCGTACCCCCGTCGATGTACAAGACCTGTCGTTGGAACCGTCCTTCCAAGAAACAGCACGATGTCGAGATGACCTCGCTACCTGCCTACGGGTGACGTTGCTTCGCAGTGAAACCTTGGGGTCGGACAACATCACATGGGACGAACGATCCTTGGAAGAGTCGTACAGCGCGATGGAAGCATTGTCGGGCAACAAGTACGCAGCAGCGGTCGTTCTGTCGTTCAGTTTGCAATACGATGAATCTGTTGCTTTGACGAGCGACTACACAGTAGAGACGATTGGCGCACAAGCGGAACTAATCCGTTGATACCCTGGTAACAGTTCTAGGTAGGAGACTTCATGGCGAAGGTAATCGTTTACAACCCAAATGGACAGATGGTGTTCACATCTGCCGGTCGTGTTGTCGAACCACACTCTTTCGCGGCAGTAAGCAGCACCGAAGTCACAGATTTGGTTGATCAAGGAACCTTCTTGCAGTATCCCTATTCGGACGACTTCCTGAAGAAACAGCCAGCGCCAACCTTGCCACCGGAAAAGGTAGCGGCAAGAGTTGCGGGCGGTATCGTAGATAGCGATGGACCGTTGAAGTCAAGTAGCATAACGACAAAGCGCGCTTCTCGTAAGGCTAAGGAGTAAACATGCCAGGGCCAGTAGTTACCACCGCAACAGCATCGGCTCCCTCTGCTCCGCAGTCAGTCGAATCGGGGAAGTTGTTTGTCGCCGGTATGACGGCATCGGGACCAGTAGGTGTACCCGTCCGCATCACAAGCCTCAGTGACTTTGAAGATGTCTTCGGCGTTGCCCAGTCATACAGTTACGTCCACCAGACCCTCAACACGTACTTCTCCGAGGGTGGCGCGACCGCGTACATCAGTCGTGTTGTCGGACCAAATGCAGCAAGTGCCACATACACATGGGTTGATCGTGCCGGTTCACCTGTCAACACCCTGAAGTTCTCCGCAGTCAATCCCGGCGCATGGGGTAACAGTCTGTCTGTCACGGTTGCAGCCGGTGCTGGTAGCACCATCGACGTATCCGTTGTCCTCAGCGGGGTGACAGTTCAGGTTGTCAACGCCACAACGATTGCCGATGTAGTTGCCGGATTCGTCGGTTCGCCGTATGTCACTGTCGTTGATCAAGCATCACTCACTTCCGCACCGAACAACCTTCCCGCAACGGGAACCCATGATTTGATCGGCGGTGACGACGATCATTCTGGTGTACTAGCCATTCACTACGAAACGGCACTAACGGCGTTCAACATCGAACTTGGATCGGGCGCGGTTTGTATCCCCGGCGTCGGTTCCACGGTTCATGCCATGTTGGTCACTCATGCCGAAGCAACCAACCGCATTGCCCTTCTGTCATTGGTATCTGGCGCAGACAAGACCGCACACATCGCAGCAGCCGCAACTGTCGATTCCGAGTACGCGGGTCTGTTTGGACCGTGGGTTGTCATCACCGTGAATGGCGTCAATCAGACCGTCCCGCCAGAGGGTTACGTGGGAGCAGTTCGCAACCGTGCCTATTCCACAGTTGGTTCGTGGCGGGTTCCGGCAGGTGCCAATTCCATCGCCCGATTCGTTACCGGATTAGCGACCACATGGAATCGTGCAGACGGTGACATTCTCGATGCATCCAAAGTCAGTGCCATTCGTACCATCGCAGGAACTACCCGGTTGTATGGGTGGAAGAGCCTTTCGACCTCCCCCGAGTACACCCTGTTGAATATCCGTGACCTTCTGAACGACATCGTGACGACCATTGACTTTGAACTAGAAGAGTTCGTCTTTGAAGCGATTGACGCCAAGGGTCATCTGCTGTCAAACGTCAACGCCAAGATTGCCGGTATCTTGGAGACGATCCACCTTGCTGGCGGATTGTTTGACAAGTTCGATTCAGCAGGTAAGTTGGTCGATCCCGGTTACACCGTGAACACAGGCAACACGGTCAATACCCTCACCACTCTGTCGAACAACGAAGTTCATGCCGAAGTAGGAATCCGTCCTAGTCCTTCAGCCGCAACGATCTACGTGACCATCACGAAGGTCGGACTTCTCTCCAACCTCGTTTAGAAATAGGTGACACAGAATGGCTAAGCAAGCGCAACGCCAGCAACTAATCAAGGTTGACGGTATCGAAGGATACTTCTCTGCTAAGCAGGGTGGCGACCAATCAAGTGCTACGTCAAAGGTGTGGGACGGCGGTTCTTTGGTTGCTGAGATTATGTCGGCACCGCCAGAGATTGCCAACATCACTGTCAGCCGCGCTTACGACTGGGACCGTGACGGGTCGATGCTTGCTAACCTCCGTACCAAGATCGGTGATTGGGAAACCAAGATTTCCGTGACCTACACCGACCGCAACTTGGTCCCTGTCGGCAACCCCACCATCTATGCGAACGCCCTACTCACCAGCATCAAGGAACCGGACTATGCGGCATCTTCTGCCGAAGCATCGACGTTCTCGTTGGAGTTCGCTGTTCCCGCCGTTGCAGGCTAGTAGTCACCACCACGTACCCCTAATCATCACCATTCACATCCCACTAATAGGAGTACACCGTCATGGATGACGACACTGTGTTCGACGCAAGCCCGTCCACGCCGTCTAGCAGCGAACCTAAGACGGTTTTAGATGCACTGCGGGTGGAACTAGCCAAAGCGATTGCCAAGCCCCCCATCGTCCTGACAATCCCTAGCCGTCCGAAGATCAAGTTGGAGTTCAGCGTAGACATCACCACGATGCAACTACGTCGGTGGCAGGCAGCAGCACGGATCAAGAAAGCCAAGATCGAAGATTACGACCCGCTCCGATTCAGCGCGATTGTGCTTGCCAATCAGAACACCGCGATTGTGATGAACGATGAACACATCATTGACCCTGACGGCAACAACCTGACAGTGCGGGACACCTTGATCCGCGAGTACGTCAACGCAACGGATGCGATTTCCACCGTCGTTGATCTGTACGGTTTCGATGGGCACGTCATCAACGCAGCAGGTGAACTCATCAAGGCGGCGGGATACGATCCCGATTCAATCGAAGAAGATGATGCCGACGACCCTATTCAGGATTCCTAGATGATTTGGAGGGCAATCCATCCGTCAAGTTAGCAGCGCGGATTGGGTACACCTTTAAGGTCGATCCTATCGCTATCCTAGATGCGGGACAGTTTGAATGGCTTGTCCGTCTTGCCTCTTTCTCTGTCATACAAAGTGACAAAGAAGAAGAAGCGCGTGATGCCAAGGGATAGGTAGGTGTACTTATGGCAGATGACAGAATCTCCGTACAGGTATCCCTTGACGACCATCTTTCCGTTCCCGCCGAACGTGTCAAGAAGAAGATTGACGACATCGGTGACAAGGCGGAGAAGTCAGCCGCACAGTTGGCGTTGTTCGACCACGAACTAAACACAACGGGTGATAGCGCCGCCGAATCTGCACTGCAACTTGGACTGTTCTCTGAGCAGGAAGTGAAGGCAGGTGACGCATCGGCCAAATCTGCCCGCAAGCAGAAAGCCGCCAACGACGAACGTGAACGGTCAGCGAGAGTAAACGACAAATCATCGCACAGTATGCGGCGGTGGTTAAACGACATCAAGGATACGCACGGTTGGCTTGGTCGGTTAGACAACATGTTCTCCCGCTTCGACAATCACATCCACCGAAGTACGAACGACAAAAAAGGTGGCATGTTCGGGATGATGCACTTCGGCATCCACTTTGGAGCGATCTTTAGTTTCATCAAGTTCGGTGCAATCGCAGATGGAATTACGGCAATCGGTAGTGCGGCGTTTGCCCTAGGTGGTGCGGCCATTGGTCTAGTAGCAGCATGGACTCCCGTTCTTGGCGTCGTCGGTGCTTTGCCCGCACTGGCAATGGCGGGTATGTCAAGCCTGAAGTTGTTAACGGGTGCATTGGCAGAGATGCAACCGCAACTGGAAGCGTTCAGTTCCACGATCAATAAAAAGGCTGTCTCAATCATCAAGCCCGCACTCGCACAAGACCTTGCCGCGTTCAAGCAACCGATTACGAACTTCCAAACCAGTACAGCACAAGGGTTGAAACCTTCACTCGTTCAGATTGGTCAGTACGGCAAGTCGGCGGGATTCCGCCAACAGTTTGCCGACATCACTGCAAGCAACAAGGTCAACGTCGGCAACATCGGCAGTAGTGCGGTATCGAGCCTCAAAGCCCTGGTAGACATCATGCACGCCGCCATTCCCATGACGGAAATGCTTGGATCAAAGTTTGCCGGAATGATGCAACGCATCTCAGTATGGACAGGTAGCCATTCCGACGTTATGCAGAAGTTCTTTGCCAAGTCTGGCGAAGTCACCATGAACACGCTTCATTCGCTCAGCGATTACAGCAAGGGCATATTTGAAATTGGCAAACTGTCCGTCGGTCTAGGCGGTGAAATGGGTCGGTCTATTCAGTCCGGTGGTGAGAAGTTCTTAGCGTGGACAAAATCCGTTAAAGGTCAGAACAGTATCAAGAAATTCTTTGAAGACATCCGTCCACCGTTACATGAGTTCTGGCTCTTGCTTGTGGCAGTTACCAAAGCGTTTACTGGTTTGTCTACTAGCGAGAAGGGGATGGATTCGCTTAGCAGAACCTTTCGTGCGTTGCGTACAGAACTATTACCGTTCCTTGAACAACTGTCGTCTCAATCACAAGGCACCTTTCTCCCGAACTTGGCGAAAGCAGCAGGGGCACTTGCCAACATCTTCACAAACATGCACATGGGCTTGATGATGGAATTCATCGCTAAATCACTTAGCGGACTCGCCACATTCATAGCCGCGCTTCCTAAGCCTGTTCAGACATTCCTTAGTATGATCGCAACGGTTGCAAGCCTAGTCAAGATTGTCGGCTTCTCATTAGGCGGCTGGGTCAAGCCAATTCGTAAGGCAGCAGCGGAAATGTTGATCTACATTGCCAGAGCCACTACCGCCGCAGTTGTGTCCAAGTTTGGCGGTACGCCAGCACCCGTTCCCGTTCCCGGTTCAGTTAAACCATTTGTCAAAGGTGGTTCAATGTCACCAGTAGTTACGGGAGTAGGTAAGTTTCTGACTAATCCCGTAACTCTTGCAGTTGGGGCAGTAATCGCAGGTGGTGCTATCGGTCATCAAGCAGCCAGAGACAAAGAAGAAGGCAAGGTAACAACAGCAACCAAGTTAGGTGATGTTTCATCTACCTTAGGCGGTGGCATGGGTGGGTTCATGCACCTTAACAAGTTGTATGACGACTACCGCAATAAGGGATTCAAACCGGCAATGCAGAACTACCGCGAGGACACCAAGGGTTACGCATTAGGTATTCCCGCCAAAGCGGGTCAAACGTTCGCGGGGATGCTTAAACAACTCAGTGGAGTGTTTAAAACGGTAAGTTCAGCCGCTTCTGCGGTAATGGGACCGATCAGATCAGTAGCCAACACAATCAAAAGTGCGTTCGGTCACGTAGCCGGTTCAATATCAACAGCACTCAGGCCAGTTACACGAGTCGTGCAATCAGTCTTCCACTTGGTAGCAACCATCTTCCGATCCGTTGCCAAAGTCATTATTGCGGCAGTACAAGCGGCAGGCCGCATCGTCAGCAAAATCTTTAACGCAATCAAGACGACAATTCAACATGTTCTGAACAGGGCTAGAGAAATAGTCTCCAACATCTTCCAAACAATCAAGGAAAAAATCCAAGGGCCGTTACAAACAGTGAAGGGTTGGATCAGCAGTGCATGGAACGCCGTGAAAGACACGCTCAAGGGTCCACTGCAAAATGTGAAGGAGTGGGTTAGTGGAACGTGGAACGGTATTACGTCATCCATTACCGGACCACTCAAATCAGCATCCGACACCATCACTACAATCATCGACGGTGTTGCCAACGCGATTAGTGGCGCGGCAAGCGCAATTGCAACCTTCCTTAACAAGATTGCTAGGAGAGAAGGTGGACCCGTAACTACGGGTTTGACTTACACGGTCGGTGAAGCGGGACAGGAAATGTACGTAGACAAAGACGGTGGTACTGCTCTCGTCGGTAAGTATGGTCAGGAACAGCGGTCGTTCGCCAAGGACGGATTTATCATCCCGAACCACTTGCTAATCACCCGCAATGGAAAAGACAGTGATTCACCGTCTAGTTCTAGTGTTCGTAAGAGCGGACTGGTCAGCGTCGGTAGCGGGAATCCGACAGTCAACATCGGGACCATCAACACGTCTGATCCACGCGAAGTCGTACAGAGTGTCAAAATGGGAATCATCGCCGCAGAACGCGACAAGCGGGAACGGTCATTCCCCCGTCCCGGTATGGGGTAGAGGTCATGGCAACCTTCAGCGTCATTGCACCGCGTGGCACATCATCTACGGCCTTAGCGCGGTTCTACATCAAGTCCACTGATGGTGCATGGTCATTCGCTCCGTCGTTCGCACCGTTGACAATTTCGTATGGCGGATTTGGGATGTCCTATTCCGAAACTCCACGACCAGGACGTAAAGCCATTGTTGCTGCAACCAACATCCTCAACAAAACGATGTCCTTCAGTTTGCTGCTGACCAACAAGGTGCCTAGTGGCACGTTGTACGGAGGCAAACTTCACAGTTTGCAGTCAATCGAATGGCAACTATCCATCCTTGAAATAATGGCGACATCTAGTAGTCCGCTTACTGTGGAATACGAACCTCGTACTGCGGGATTGTGGGTCATCACGAAACTGAACTACGATTCGGTCACCCGCGATCCCAACAACAACCAAATAACCCGCGCTGAAGTATCCATCGAAATGATGGAGTACACGAAGTTCAATCTGGTGGCAATTGCCCAACCTGCACCAAAGCCTGCTGCCAAACCGAGTGCTAAGACTCCTGCCAAACATCCTGCAAAGAAGAAGCCTACCTATCGGATTTACACCGTGAAGAAGGGCAACACTCTTCGTGGATTAGCAAAGCGGTTCTACGGCAACGCGAACAAGTGGAAGAGAATTGCCGACGCTCAACATCCCAAGATCAGGAAAGCGTCAACGCGCCTGAAGGCCGGTCGCAAACTAAGAATTCCGAAGTAGAACGATGACGAACCTCGTTAAAGACCTGCTGTTTCACGGTTCAAGTCTGACTGCCAAGTTGGAAGAAGCATTAGTCGAATCATCGGTTGAACTGTCCATCACTCAGGTCAGCCAATTCACCCTGACATTTTCTGATCCCGGCTACACCATTCTGAACAGTGGGTTCTTCAAACTAGGTGGGTCAGTATCGTTCTATGACTACAACCTCACTACTTCGGTCATTGAAACAACGACTGGTAACGGTGAAGGTGGATTCAAAGTCACGTTCAGACCGACTGCCGTCTACAAGTTGAGACGCCTCACGGGAAAACTACATCTGAAGAAGGTATCGCCTAGTCAGTACGTTCACCACGAACTACGACGTGCAAATGTCCCGGTCGGATACATTCAACCGTCATTCACTCGCAAAGCAGTTGCCCGCGATGTCAAGCAACCCGCAACCCAATACGATACGTGGTCGTATCCGTCTGCATGGACGACGTTTGAACGGCTTGCTCCCGAACTCGGTTTCACAGTGTATGAAATGTTTGGCAAGGTCTACTTTGGTTGGCCAACTACAATTGCCAACACTAGGCCGCAAGTACCAATCGCTTGGTATGCATCGGGGAATAATGAGCCACTGAACTTTCCCGAATGTCGAAGGTCGTTGGACAGTCTGGATACTGACATCACACTGACTGTTCCCACTCATAGACGCGGGGAAATGGTCCCCGGCAATAGACTGTCGTTGTCAGGCATACCAACATTCAACGGGCAGTACCTCATCACGAATGTCACCTACGCACTGCACGATGAATCACCGATAACGGTTACTGCATCAACTTTACGAAATCCCGTTGCTACCGGCGATCCTGATAAGTAAAGAGAGGAAACTGCCATGACAAACGTATGGTCACCGTGGTTGGAAGACGCTGAAACGATGGCGCGCATCAACACGTTATCGAGCATGGACTTTGCTTTCTGGGCTACTACGTTCACTTCAGTTGATGTCATGCGAGACGACGGTATCGAAGGTGATGATGACATCGGAAGCCTTATCAGTTGGGCAGCAGGTCAAGTCGGTTTGGACTTGCCGACAACGACACCCGCGATCCAAGCCTTGTGTACAACAGTGTTGTCTCCCGCAGATGTCTTGCAGATACGTGGTGCGTTGATCTTTGACAACGAAGGAACAGCCGGTATCACTATGGGCCTTAATGATGTCATCTCTCTATACAGCGGATCGTATGTGATGTCCCGCTTTGATCCCGTTAATGATCAATGGTTGTACGGATCGCGCGTGCCAGGGTTGGACTACTAACCATGATGTATAGCGGTGTGGTGAGTCGTGTTGATGGGGAAAGCGTCTTTGTCCTTGTCGAACGCTTAGGCGGTACATTCGGCCCGCTAGTGACATTGATTGACCCATCGTTCTTGCAACGCGGTGACAAAGTAGCAGTTGAACAACGAGGCAATATCGTTGAAGACCTATGGTTGATTGGGATTGTCGGGGGGAACAACCGGGAAAGCGAATCAGAAGCCACACTCGGTGCCAACACATTCACTGGTGATCAGACCCTATCCAATGTCAATGTCATCCTTGGTATCGCGGCAGGAACCAAATTCGGTACAAGTGCCACTCAGAAACTTGCGTTCTACGGATCAACACCCGTCGTTCAGCCGACCGGCAACATCGTCAGTGCGTTGTCTACCTTGGGTCTGGTTGCATCGCCAACTATTGCTCCCGCCGATGTCACAGGCACAGCAGCGATCTTGGGCAGCAACACATTCACCGGGGACCAAACACTCTCCAACGTCAACCTTGTCTTGGGCACGACCACCGGTACGAAGATCGGTACATCCACTAGCCAGAAACTTGCGTTCTACAATTCCACTCCCATTGTCAAACCGACCGGCAACATCAGTACCGCGCTGACCAATCTAGGTCTAGTAGCGACGCCGACTATCGCTCCCGCAGACATCACAGGCACAGCAGTCGTCACTGGCGATACCCGCTTAACCGATGCACGAACGCCGACAGCACATGCGTCTACTCATGCAAGTGCAGGCGGTGATGCAGTCACCTTGGCCCAATCCCAGATTACGAACCTGACTACTGATCTTGGAAACAAGGCAGCGACTACCGACGTGCTTCTCAAAGCGTCGAACCTGTCCGACGTATCGAACACCACTACGGCACGATCCAATCTTGGACTAGGTGATTCGGCTACCAAGGGCGTTGGTACGACTACGGGCACCGTAGCGGCGGGTGATGATTCCCGCATGACCAATGCACGTACACCTACGGCGCACGCATCCACTCACGCTTCTGCGGGTGGTGATGCCGTCACACTTGCACAGTCACAGATCACGAACCTGACCACGGACCTTGGAAACAAGGCGGCGTCATCAGACCTCACCACTCACACAGGATCAACAACGGCACACGGTGCGACCGGCGCGGTAGTAGGTACTACCAACACCCAAACGGTTTACAACAAGACCCTTGCCTACTCGACCGTCTTCACTCAGCCGCAGGGTAGAGACTTGATTACTAACGGGGCGTTCGAAGTGTGGCAGCGCGGAACATCTATATCCTGTCCTGCGGGCGTCCGCACGTTTACGGCTGATCGCTGGACTGTAACGCCGACCGGCGCGGCAATGACTGCATTTTCGACTGCGTGGTTCGGTGACTGGGAGCGCGCACTTCATGGAATGACAAGTGCAGGTGCAGTGACAAGTGTTGACTTCGTTCAGCGTATTCCGCGTGTGGCACTTGGAGGGGCAGCGTATGGCTCCACCTACACAATGTCTGTTTACGTCTACCACGACACTGGTGCGGATATGACCCCACAGGTGCTCATCAACACGGCTGACAATTACGACAACTTTTCCGCTGTGACGAATCGGATCGCTGCGACAAATGTTCAGACAGTTCCATCTGGTTCGTTTGGTACAACAGTGACCTTCACGTTCACCCCAACTTTTCAGACCAACTGGAGGCAAGGAATCGAGTTTGTACTTCGGTTTGGTGCAGTGGCCTCCGGTAAGACAGTCAAGGTCGGCTTCTTCACGGTTACCCCAGGGTCTACTGCGCCAACCAACCCTATCCCTACTGCCTCATACGCCGAGACGTTGACGGACTGCGAACAATACTACAAACAGTTCGGCCCGTATGGTGTCGATACTGCAATAGCAATGGGATCAGCGGCGAGTGCAGTGGCGGCAGACTTTGTATTGCCGCTTCCAACAACCATGCGAAAGACACCGATTGTCACCTTCTCAGCGGGCAACGACTTCACCATCTTTGAAGTCGCAACACGTCGTAACCTGACTGCCATTTCTTCACCTGCTGGATCAGATGGTGCCAATTCCCCGAACTCTATCTCGATTCGCGGAACCACCACAGGCATGACCGGGGGACGTGCGCTGAAACTGCTCACGTCACAAGACCCAACCAACGCAGCAATCTACTGCGATGCCGAACTGTAAAAACCCAATACACTGAAACCAATCAGAGGAAGGTGACTCACATGGCCGACGTACTATCGTTCCCGTTTCGCTTGGCGCCTAACGGAAGTGCGGCCACGGTCTATCAGGGATCGGATCAGTATTACAGCGAACAGATCGCCACCATCATCCTCACTCTTCAGAATGAACGGGACTACGATCTTGAATTCGGTATGCCCGACATCGCGTTTGACGGATTCCCTTACTCCAACTTCCAACACCAGATTCAGCAGTACCTACCAGACCTAGATCACGTCACGGCAACTGTCGTGGCTATTACCGAAGACACACAAACGATCAACGTCGTGTTCAATTCAGAGGGATGATGACCAATGGTTTACAGCAACCCTGACTACGCCAAGTACATTGATATGACGCTGTACGACAAGAACGCCAGCGACATCAAAGCAGCAGCACTCGCAACCCTTCAATCGCGTATGACCGACTACATTCCCGCCGAAACCAACATCGAAGTCATGCTGATTGAGGCAATGGCAATCGAAATCAGCGAAGGAATCTTCACGATCAACCGCCTTCCCCAAGTGATGATGGAATCGTTACTGTCGTTGTACGGAGTGAGTCGTGACCCAGGAAAGCGCGCGACTGTCACTGTTCAATTCACCATGTTGGACAACGCGGGGTATGTCGTTCCCGCAGGCACCCAAATGGCGTATCTCGTATCGGATGATGAAACGGTCATGTTCACCACGGATACAGAACTCACTATCCCCAGCCCAAGCACTACGGGACCAGTCACCGCCACTGCATCTATCTATTCGTCTTCGGTCAACGGGATAACGCCGGGAACCGAACTCATCCTTGCCTCGCCTATTGATTCGGTGGTATCTATCGAAGTCAGTGTCACATCATCAGGCGGTGTCGAACCGGAAACCATCGAAGACTGGCTTATCCGAGGAACCCAACGTCTTCAGCGTTTGTCAGACGCATTGGTATTACCGTCACACTATGCAGCCAGCGCGCTAGAACATGCGTATGTCAAACGGACGAGTGTCGTAGACAACTTCAATGCACCGTCTGGAACACCAGGAAGCGACGCGGGACATCTATCCCTATTCGTTTATGGTGACGGTGCGGAACTAACTGCTCCGCAAAAGGAAGAATTGTTAAGCATCCTGCAAGCCAACGCAGTTGCCAACATCATCATTCACATCGAAGACGCAACCGTAGTAACAGAGGCCGTAAATGTCACTGTGGTCAAAGAAGCGGACGCCGACGAAACAGCAACGCACGATGCAGTAGTGAGTGCGATAAATGACTACCTCAATACAGCCACTTGGGACTGGTCAGGAACATTACGTCGCAATTCATTAATCGCCGTCATTGCTAGTGCAGACGGGGTGGCATACGTCGATACGTTAACCACTCCCGCATCCGACGTTTCACTTGGCACAACAGGAATGGTCTTGGCAGAAGCGGGGACAGTAACGGTGACGGTGGTTTGATATGAATGAACCGACATACAGCCTAACTACGGAACGCATCTACGCCAGGTTGCCCGAAACATATCGCAACATGGATGCCAACAACGAATACAGGTTCAAGACGTTTATCTCCGCTTTGGGCGATCAGTACGATGATCTTGAAGTGTTGATGTCCCGGTTCATGTATATCCCCTTAGAAGAGCGTGCAGAGTTCCTTGCCACCCTGTCTGAACATGATCTTGTTGTCCGACCATCCAACACTGAAATCTATGGGGATGAACTCGGGTACGTCGATCTGTATTCGACATCCGACTTCACCGATGCACGTACCGCAGACGACGCATGGTTACCGTGGATTGCCACCATTCTGGGAGTCAAGTTCGGCGTGGTAGAAACGTCATTGGATAGGCGGGTAGACATCATCCGACCTACTTTCACTAAGGGAACCCAAGCGTCATTCAGGGCAGAGATAACCGGCTTGCTCACTGGATCGAAGTACCTAGGCTTCCACCCACATAATGACGGTGCAGGATCATCAATCGAATCTCCCGCTACCGAATGGGATGTCTTACTGGTAACCCGGCCAGAAGAAACACCCGACGACGTTGATCTAGTTCAACTCATCATTGATCGTGGTGCTAAACCAGCAGGCATCGTTCTGCACCAACTCGCGTATAACATCATTTGGAGTACCATCGAATCAACGGTTTCCACATGGTCTTTGATCCAAGCCAAAGGTGCGTGGGGCAATTTACAGAACTTCGGAACCTAATCCCCGCTGACTACTGCAAAGGAATCCAATGGCAGTAACAACATCCACTCGCATCGGGATAACCCTTTGGTCAAGTGATTCAGACCAGTTCACCCGTACCCAAATGCAAACCAGTCATGCGGCTATTGAAGCCAACGCAGCCCTCTATGCACAGGCAGTCGTTGGCAGTCGTCCAACAGCGGGAAAAGTAGGCCGCTTCTTCTGGGCGACCGATGAGACGAAGTTGTATTACGACACTGGAAGCGCGTGGACCGTAGTAGGTACAGGAGTGTTTCTTCCGCTATCCGGTGGAACGCTTTTAGGGGCGTTAGCAGTAGGAACATCGGTAACCGTCACAGACGGCAGTGTTATCGCCGCCACGACCGCCACAATCGGTTCTGGGACGGCCTCTGCGGTCTTAACTGCCGGTGCCGGGACACATTCACTGGCATTGGGTCGGCGGGATGGGACATCATCGTCCCCAGCAATCAACCTCAATTCATCAGGTAACAACCAGGCATACGACGTTCGATTACTTGCCAGCGGTGGTGACGGCAGTGTCGGAAATGGCGCTTTGACCATCAATGCTGCCGGTGGAGTGACCATCAACGGCAGTACTACGTGGCACAGCGGTAATGACGGCACCGGGTCCGGTCTGGATGCCGACCTCCTTGACGGTCAGGAAGGTGCTGTATTCGCTACTAAGGCAGGGACCGAAACACTAACCAACAAGACCCTAACGACACCGACTATCAACTCGGCCACCCTCATTACACCGACAATCGCTTCATTCACAAATGCCACACATGATCATTCAAACACTGCCGGTGGCGGCAACATCCCGCAAGCATCCGTAACAGGACTTCTCACAGCGCTCAGTAGCAAAGCGGACAGTTCTACTGTCACGGCCCATACCGGCGCATCCACTGGCATCCACGGCATCACAGGCGCAGTCGTTGGAACCACGGACACTCAAACGCTCGCTGCTAAGACACTGACGACACCGACCATTGGTTCATTCACTAACGCAACCCATGATCACAGCAACGCAGCGGGTGGTGGAAACATCCCCGAAGCCTCAGTGACCGGCCTTGTATCCGACCTGGCGGCTAAGGCAACAACCGCCACAGTGTCAGGACATACAGGGGCATCAACGGGAGTACATGGTGCCACTGGTGCAGTAGTCGGAACAACCGACACCCAGACGCTTACCAACAAGACGGTAGACGGAACATCCAACACGATTCGCAACGTCCCAGCAGGCACACTCACTGGCTTCGCTGGCATGGTCATTCCGTTCGCGGGAACGTCAGCACCGTCTGGCTACCTAATGTGCGATGGAAGCGCAGTCAGTCGGTCCACATACGCAACACTCTTCGCTGTCGTCTCAACGACATACGGCAGTGGTGATGGAACAACGACATTCAATCTTCCCAACCTAAAGGGACGTGTTCCCGTTGGGTTCGATGCCAGTCAGAATGAGTTTGACTCACTAGGCGAAAATGGCGGTGAAAAGACACACACCCTGACTACCGCTGAAATGCCAAGTCACAATCATGGCGGTGTTACCGGAACTCAAAGTGCTAATCACGCACACGGTATTAACACTTTGACGATGACAGCAACACGGAACGAAGACGGCGGAGCAGGGGCGGTAGATAACGGTGGCGGTTCACTTACTCAAGGCGAAACAACAGGTCGTTTCAATCACACGCAAACCGTAAGCGGTAACACCGGCAATAATTCAGTAAGCCACACTCACGCAGTCAGCGCACAAGGTGACGGGACTGCACACAACAACTTACAGCCGTACATTGCATTGAACTACGTCATCAAGGTGTAACGGTATGAGTCGCAAAATCACCGGGCGCTTTCTAGGACTAGACGGCAATCCCGTTAAGGGACACATCGCTTTCCGTCCTAGTGTGCAACTCAACGATGTCAATTCAACATCAATGGTGTTGCCGGATCGTGTGTCAGTCAAACTAGACAAGACCGGCGCGTTCTTGGTCAAACTTGAATGTACCGATGACCCTAAGTGGACTCCCCAAGGGTGGAAGATCAAGGTCATTGAACAAATCCCCAATGGTCGTTCCTACTTCATCGAATTGCCTTACGGTGACGGTTCCACGGTAGACATATCTGACATCACACCAGTCATTGATCCCGGTGAGTGGCGGGGTGTTCCCGGCGACAAGGGTGACCGGGGTGAACAGGGCGAACAAGGTGAACCAGGCCCAATCGGACCACGAGGATTTACAGGCGTACCAGGGGATATTGGCCCACAAGGTCCAAAGGGTGATGATTCAACTGTCCCCGGCCCACAAGGGCCAAAAGGCGATACAGGAAATACTGGTTCAGCAGGTGCGGATTCAACGGTTCCCGGTCCACAAGGTTTGCAGGGTCCAAAAGGAGACACAGGCAATACCGGACCAGCCGGTGATGTCGGACCACAAGGAAGCAAGGGCGACAAGGGTGACAAGGGAGACGTTGGGGGTGTCGGCCCCGCTGGAATTCAAGGAATCAAGGGTGACACTGGTAGTGCCGGTGCAGACTCTACTGTTCCCGGTCCACAAGGACCGAAGGGTGACACAGGAACAACTGGTCAAAAGGGCGACACAGGAGACACTGGACCGACTGGATTAACAGGCGCGACGGGTAGCACTGGTCCCGCTGGTGCAGACGGTCCACGAGGTATACAAGGCGACGTTGGTCCCAAGGGTGATACCGGAGATGTTGGTCCCGCTGGACCGAAAGGTGACCAAGGTGATGTCGGCACTACTGGTGCAACTGGCCCAGCAGGAACAGCGGGATTAGACGGTGCCAAGGGTGACACCGGAGACACCGGCCCCGCTGGGTTAGACGGTGCGACTGGACCCGCTGGTCCCATTGGTCCCGCTGGCGCAGATGGTGCCGCTGGTTTGGATGGTGCTGTTGGAGCGACTGGCTCACAAGGAATCCAAGGCATCCCCGGCAACGATGGGGCGGTTGGTCCGAAGGGAGACAAGGGGGACGCGGGACCGCAGGGGGTAGCGGGCGCTGTGCTCGCGAACATTGACGGCGGGCAACCAAGCGACGGGCCACAGTTAGTTGACAACGTAGACGGAGGAACACCATGAGCGTGACCATTCAACTTCGACGCGGAACCGCCGCAGCGTGGACTTCTGCTAACCCAACACTCGCTGCTGGTGAACTTGGGTACGAAACCGATACCCAACTTTACAAGATCGGCACTGGAACTACGGCATGGAATTCGCTTGCCTATCTGCAACTCTCTCCCACAATTGCATTGAGCACTTTCAACGCGCAATCATCCAATCCCGCAACACCCGCAGCGGGAACCTTGAAGGTTTACAACCGACCACTGGCTAACCGCAACATGCTTCGTCAGATGGGACCGTCTGGCCTCGACACGACCTTGCAACCTGCCCTATTCGGTAACGGTATCTACATGGTCAGCCCCGGAACTTCGACCGCGCCGGTGGTACTGGGTGGTCCCGTCTTGACCTCTGTGGGAACTGTGTCTCACCCGACACTTGCATCCACGAACCTACGCACGTCGATGTCTCGCTGGAATTGCATTTCCGCTGCTAGTGCAGATGCCGCTGCTGAACAACGCGTCCCGTTTGCCCGCGTATGGCGTGGGGATGCCGCTGGACGAGGCGGATTCTTCTTACGGATTCGATTCGCTATGCCTTCCGGCGCAACGAACGAACGTGCCTTCGTCGGACTACATTCCGCAACGACTGCCTTGGCAACAACGACAAACCCAGCCACTCTCACAAACCTGCTAGGGGTCGGATTCATTACGGGTGCAAGTAGTTGGTCAATCATGTGGAACGACGCTTCTGGCAACGCATCCACATTCGACCTTGGCGCGACTGACTTCCCTACCAAGTCGGAGAACGTGTACGACCTCACCCTATTCGCCGCACCTAACGCGGCAACGGTGAATTGGCAGATGGAAAACTTGAACAACAATGCAGTACAGACAGGAACAATGAGCAGTGATCTTCCCGCTTCAACCACATTCTTGGCGGCCCGACTTCATGCCAACAACGGCAGCACCGCAGCAGCCACCCAATTTGACTGCTCCCGTATCTACCTGGAAACCGACATCTGAACACCCGCAATACACACTTCACGGTACGCGGTTAGCGCAATAACAGAGTGTGGGACGCGTATTCTCAGACGTACTTGCCAGAACACACGGTACGGATGTGAAGCATGAGTCTTACTGAGTACCTAGTTGTAGTAATTCAAAATGATGGAAGTTTCGGCCCTGACGATGCGTTTCTATGGGCCGCTGGTATTGCGTCGATCATCACCATCATCGTCGCTCTATGGCGTCCACTGAAAGCGGTACGCAGATTCTTTCGCCGTGCAGAAGAGTTTTTGGAGGACTGGTTTGGGCGTTCAGCAGAACCGGAACGCGGCATTACCGAAGTTCCAGGAGTAATGGTGCGTCTCAAAAGTCTGGAAGATCGACATATAGCAGCAAAGTTGGATCGCGAAGGTTTGTGGCGAAGTATCAAGGCGATGCAGGCAGAGATGATTCACTTGCACTCCAATTCTGCTACTGCGGCAAAGCAAAACGAGATAGCCTCTCAATTGGATGAAGTCGCTAACCGGCAACGACAGGAAGAAATAGCCAAGCAGCAAGAGGCACAGGCCGACGATATGACCGAAAAACTGGACGAAGTAATCGACTTCACCCATTCGGAAGACGACACCTAAACCGTCTAACCGTGCGTTACAACAGATAAGATGCACTAACAGGCAGGTAGAGTATTAGACGACCTTGACGAACCAGAAGAACTATGAGAAGGATAAGCACATGAGCATCAAGACCAAGGACTTTCTGGAACGACTCGTCTTCACGATGCTGTTGGCAGGTATTGCGTTCGGAACCACCTACCTCACCAGCATCCCCGAATTGTGGGCACTGGCAATCCTTGCCGCATTGCAGATCATCAAGAACTGGATCGCTCAGCAGTTCGGCAACCCGGTAACCAGTGGGTTTACTGACACTGAACCCATGTACGTCGAACCGGCCCCGGTACTTGCAGATGGTACCGCCGCTACGAGTGAAGAAGACCTGCAATGAGCCTTCCGTGGAAGTCAGAACAATCAATGATCTGGCTTCACGCACAAGCAAAGCATCCATCCAAGAACTACAAAAACCTATGCGCGAACCTCGTGTCATTGGCGGGGGGATACGCAGGTGCAGGTCACCCAACTGCATCGGCATGGGGAAGGTCAATCCCCCAAAGCAAGCGTCATCACGGCACTCCACCACGCGGAACCATCGTCATCTGGATCACAAACGGATGGGGTCATATCGCTTTCAGCGACGGTAATGGATACGTGATTTGCAACAATTCAAGTGGAGGCGTCAGCCGAATCCACATTAGTTACTTCCGTGGTCTTGGAACGCCATTCTGGGTTCACAGTGAAGCGTCGGTGTTCAAGAGTGCCTTCGGTACGAACCCGTATTCAAAGGCACCGACCATCCCGGCCAACAACATCGTCGCTCGTCCTGGCAGGCGATCAGCAGCGGTTCCCATCATCAGGCGTGCCCTAGGCGGGAAGTCAAAGTCCACGTACTACGGTGTCGTCCTTGAACGTCGCGTTCTCAAATTCAAACGTAAGCATGGCATCAAGCCGTACAACGGAATTGTGCGTCAACACTTGCTAAGCAAGATTACAAAGCGATGATCCTTGATGTCGTAGATAGAGGGTTAGCCTTCAGTCTCGACATCATTGGACGTGTGTGGTCAGTAACGGCGTTCTGTCTTCTACCCGTACAAAAGAGGCGGCACTAATGGCACTGATATTCCATGAAGGTTTCAGCAAGGATGCACCTAACGGCACCTTCCTTGAACGCTACCCTCACTGGGACGCTTATCCCTATCCGTGGAAATGCACCGATAAGATCGGCACTTACGATCCGCATAACCTGTCAGTCAAGAACGGGAGATTGAACGTCCGACTGTGGACTGATCCCGACAAGGGTCCGACCATTGCCGCACCGTACCCGGTGCTTCCCCGCAGTATGGTCTACGGACGGTTCCAAGTACGGATGCGCGCTGACATCACGCCGCATTACAAGATCGCCATTCTCCTGTGGCCGTGGTCAGACAAGTGGCCTAGTGGCGGGGAGATTGACTTCCCAGAGTGTGACTTGAATGGGTCTAGGCCATATGGATTCGTTCACCACGCTGATCCCAATGGTGGTCAGGATGCGTTCTCTACAAACGTGCGGATCACCGACTGGCATATCTATGAAGTCGAATGGCGGGAAACCTTCGTATCGCTCAAAGTAGACGGCATTGAAATTGGTCGGTCTACCAAGAAGGTTCCCAACACACCGATGCGATGGATGCTTCAGTGTGAAACATCAGGTAAGCCCGATCCGAAAGTTGAGGGCCGCGTTCAGTTCGGTTGGGTCCGTGTCTATTCCTAATCCATTGAACAAAACGATCATCATAATTAACCGAAGGAAGGCACCATGACATTCGATCCGTCTCAATACCTGACCACAGCACAACGCATACGGATTCTTGAACAGCGAATCCATCAATGGGCAGTCGAAGCGTATGAACGCCAACTGAGTTTGGATGCACTTGTCGCCAACGATCCCAAAGCCAGAACGCCTGAGCAAGCCAACGCGACGATAGACGAACAAGATGCGGCGATGGACATTCTGGGTACGGCAATCGAAATGGCACAGACGAAACTGGATGAACTCGCTGCTACGGCACCTGCGGGATTAGTCGAACAGCAAATGGAGAAACCAGTAGACATCATCCCAGTAGAACAGCCGAAAGGATAACAACCATGATTATGGACTTCAGTTCACGCATTACCGCTGATCAACTCATCAACATACTCAACGGGGAACTGACCGAACTAACGAAGGTCGGCGTTGAAGTAGAACGCAACATGCAACGACTCAATGCGATTATCGACGCATACACCGGCACTGGCAACCATGACTACATGGAAACACTGCTGTCAGAACTAGCAACCTTGAAACGGGATCACGACAACATCGTCATTGCGTTCGATGAAGCAGACACTCGACTGGCTAGGTTAACGACATCGGTGGCTATGTCGTCGGATCAACAAACGGATCAGCAATCTGCCGATGGACAATAATCTTCCCCAACCCTAGTTCAGCCCTCTTAGCAAACTGGTGGGCGATGTCGTCTATCAATTCGACAGCGACGTTGTAACGGTTGTGTTCGACCTGCTGTGTCCAATAGACAGAGTGAGTATTGACGAAGTAATGCACCGACACCTGTTTCTGGAAAGCATGTTCGACGTATTGCTTGAAGTCAGTTAGCGACTCATCCAATGTCTTCTGCTTGAACCGGTCCACTGTGACGGGCCACATGACCACAAGCACATGTGGGTCAAGGGATATGGCGACATCGTTCTTGGCGATCACTAGATGATCCGTCGTGCGTCGAGTATCCGTTCTGCTACCAGTGCAGACGGCATATCGCCAGGGTCTTTGCCGTCAGACTTCTTGTAGCGCACCGTGTACACCATGAAGTCCCGCAGTACCTCCACGGCTTGTTTACGCGCCTTCACGCCTGCCTTGTCGTGATCGTAGAACAACACGATCTTCCACACGCCCATCTTGCGTAGCAGATCAACCTGCTCCTTAGCCAGTGTGGAACCAAACTGGGCAACGGCGGGGAATCCGGCATCCCATACCGCCACAGCATCCAATGAGCCTTCAGTCAGTACGAGGAAGTCTTCGTCGCTTTGCGGGACCATCCATGATCCGAACAACAGATGCTTACGATTGAATCCCTTGGGGTACATGTACTTCGATGCGTAAGCGTTTTCTACGTTGCGACGAACCACTCCGACCAGTTCACCCGTATGCTTGCGAACCGGGATCGTGGCCGATCCATGCAGTGTGTCGTATCCAAGTTCAAAGCGATCAACAGATTCTCTGGACACTCCGCGTTCTAACCAATACGTGATGTCCCGGCGATACCGCTTTACTGCTAGTTCCGACGTTGTAGTTACATGGGTGTGATCTGGTGTATCGAGTAGTGCGAGACGTTCTTGCAGGTCAATGATGTCTGGTTCGACTTCGATCACGTCATGCTTGAACTTGCGGGATAGTGTCTTGATGTTCCCTTTCGTTCCACACGAATGGCAGTAGTACAACCCGCTGTCGCAGTTGAAGCGCATGGACGGTGAATGATCATTGTGGAAGGGGCAGACAACCTGCCACTCACTCCCTGACTTGATTCCAACAGTGAAGTATTGGTCAGCAAACGCTTCGTATTGATACCCGGTGCGCCGCATATCTATTTCGCATCTTCTCGGTCTTTGTCCTTGTCGATCAAGGTCATCGCGCTGTCGTAACTACATTCGCGGAACGTCCCGTTGGTCGGTTGGAACTGACAGAACCACTTGTTACCCGATTCACCGTGACGATTCTTTGCGAGCATCATGCGACTTACTGACGCCGACTGTTTCTTCATCGTTATCACCCAATCTGCATCTTGACCAATCGAATCTGACTGTGCCAATGCCTCTGGTCCCGCTGGTTCCTTGCCAAGTCCGTGTTCACGATTCAGTTGAGCGGCAGACACGACGGGGATTTGGTACTGAGTTGACAGTGCCTTGATTTCGCCAGACAAGCGGGATATGGACTTCCAATCCCCGTCACCTGTCACCTTCAGCAGAGTCATGTAGTCGATGAACACTACGTCTGGCTTGTTACGTTCGATCTGTGCCGCTATCTGTGCGGGCGATACCGGACCCCGGCTTGCATCGGCCACGAAGAACTTGCCCGACAGTTCCCGTTTGAGTTGTTGCAGGAACCGTCTGTACTTTTCCAAGTCGAACCCGTGACCTTGCGCCAGTGCGATGTTGTTGAACGTTTCCTTGCCTACCGTGGATGACAAGAACGTATGCACCCGCATTGCCACTTCGACGCTGCTCATTTCCAAGGCGTGATACTGAACGGTGTATCCGGCCATGAGTGCAGAGGTCGCCATGCGGATCAACGCCCATGACTTACCTTCACCTAGACGCGCGGCCACAATGCCGCTGTGGGATGGCTGTAAGCCACCTGTGGCCTTGTCAAAGGACTTGAAGCCAGTTGGTATGCCAGACGACCCGCCAGTGCGTACACGTTCGACTCTGGATGCGATGTCGTCATAGGCAGTATCGAAGTCGGTCAGTATGTTGTGATCGTTCATCTGCTGACCAACAGATGCCGCGATACCTACAATCTTATGGTGCATCTTGGAGATAGCACCGTCGATGTCACCGTCTGCGATGTCATCGGCAACGTCACGCAACACAGTGGTCAATTGAAAGCGGGCATGTGTGCGAGTCACTTCATCGGCAAAGTGTTCGGTATCGTTGACTGGTTCGATGATGAAGTCGCGGAACTTGACCTTGAACGCCAAGACAGTCGGTGGCTTCTTGTACTTCTGGTAATAGCGGACGAGCCAGTCCCATTCTTCGTAGTAGGAATGGAAGTAGGTCTGGTCAATCCCCGCACTGATAGCGACGGGAAAATTCTTGCCCCGCAGGATCGAACTGATGAGTAATGCTTCTGGATTTACGGTAGTCATTGCAACCCTTCTATAACGATCTTGACCCGGCGTAGAGCCGTCCAACCCGGTTAGGACGACTGATCCCGACGACTTCCGACATTACTACGATCTGACCTAGATCACTTAGTTGTCGTCGTGATTGCCGGTGAACCTATCCCATAGGTCAGTCGTTGTCAGGCGTTTCGTAATTCGTCGGCGTGTCTTTCAGTTGTCCACAGTTGATCATGTACTTATCCACAAGTGCCTGTGGATAACCACGACAGTCAACTGAGTTCGGAAAGGAAGATCAACTGTATTACTTGACAGATTTCGGAAAGGAAAGTAACGTCCCGGTTTACACTTGATCCTTCGGTAAGTAGTAGTAGTAGTAGAAGCACTACTCAGTAGTAGTAGTTCTAAAGACGTACTACATACACAACTACTACAACTACATAGGAGTAGTACATCACCGCAGTAGTACATACCTTTAAAAGATTGTTACTACGGTGCTGTACACCTACTTAGTACAGCGCGCACGCGCGCGGGAATGCCTTTCCTTCCGAACCCTCTGTCTTTGTTGTCGTTTGACGTACCACATCCTTATGTGTAATGTCTTCCTTACAGCCCTTTGCTTACCCGGTGAAGCCTGTTGAAGTAGGTTCTTAACGGTCACCTACTCCACCGAAGACCCCGCTATTCCTGACACTTCCCCGTCGGGTCGATAGCGGGGTCTTTGTGTGTCACGATCTATTACAACAAGGAGTGCTGATGACGAACTGGTGGATTGTCCTAGGTGTGCTGATCTTTGGAATCGGTGTACTTGCCTTTGCTCTGTTCTATGCATTGCAGGTAAACCACGAATTGCAACAACGCATCAAGGTCTTGGAAGAAACCAACGCCTTTGAGAAGTTGTGGATGAACAAGTTGCTTCGGCAGAACACCGAACTGAAGGCAACCAACAATCGAATACTGACCAACCTTCGTGATCTTGGTAAGAAGCCGTAACCGAACTACCTCAATCAGACTGCTAGAAACCCCTGTGCCACAGGGCAATGAACAACACGTCAAATACCATGACCCGGCTTGACCTACTTAGTAGCCATGCGATACAATCGTGTGCGGGTTATCCATGCCCGCAAACAAGCAGCACCGGGTAGATCATCTTCATAAAAAGATGCTCACAACAGAAGGGCTACAACATCATGGCTACAACAAGGACGAAGAAACTGGTTCGCAAACAACCCGCACTCAACACGCAGGTAGCGAAACTGGTCAAACTGAAGGATCAAGAAAAGGTGTTGCAAGCGGACATCAAAACATTGCAATCCGACATCGTTGCGGAGATGCAATCGGCGGGGCTGAAGACCACCACCACTAAGACGGTTGCCAACAATGAAGACCGTCTAATCAAGGTGACGCTTGTGCAGGGTGAAACCGTCAGCATCAATGCGGAGTCACTGCGTAAGCAACTCACTGCCGCGCAATGGAACAAGGTCACGCATCGGGTGATTGATAACAAGAAGTTGGAAGACGCAATGGCGGAAGATGTTGTCAGTCCTTTGATCGTTGCGGAATGTAGTACCACTCGTGCCCGCGCACCGTACATCCGTGTTACATCCTAGATAGGGGAAGCAAGATGATCACTTACGAATTAGACGCATCCATCGGGTCGGTGTTGTCCAAGTGGATCGAATACGCATTTGAGGATGCTACACGGGCATATGTGTTTGTCGGGCAACATGTGCATCCACTGAAGGGTAGTGATGTTGTGACGACAGTACGCAAACGAACAGGAGGGTCGGAGACGTGGGATGTTGAAGTCAACGGTATCCACGTCGCCACCTTTACGGTTGTTTCCAACAAGGTGAAGGCAGGTTTGTGATGCCGTTCTTCCTCGGTGTACTCGTCGGATATGTCGGTGTCATGGTCACGATGTTGTTCGTGTTCGCATTGACGGCAGCAGCGGCCAGGAATGACAGGGCAATAGACAAGTCCCGTCTTGAAAAGTCATCGTCAAAGGACATTGACCAGAAGTGGTACTCCGTCTACAAGGATCAGGTCAGGAGAGATGAAGGAGACAAGTGGTGAAGGCAAGTAGACGCACGCCGGAACATCAGCGGGCGGTATTGGATCGTCGTGCCAGTAACGCGGCACAACCGATTCCATCAAAGAAACAACGGCGTCAGATGACTCGTCAGGCGTCTAACCGGGTAGCAATTAACGAAGGGCTAGACAATGCTGGAACAAGAGGAACTGACTGAAGACGAAGTATCCAACTTGCGGGATGCCGCGTTCGATGCGGGTGTCGAATTCCGTTTGGATTACAGCGGTCGCAACATGTACGGGGCGATATGCCCAGCCGTTAGCGGGGACTTGGGAAGTCTTGCAATCTTCTTCTCCGTGCTGACTGCTTACGATTTCGATTATGCCTGGGAACGGGCAAATGACTTTGCTCAGGACAGCATGGGATTGGGATTCGTCTTCTACTGGCCTGACTACTGCGTACCGCTTGCCATGTTGCAGGAAGCAGCAGACAAAGCGGCCAACGCCCATTCCATCGACTCGATCATTGGCGACTTCATTGATCAGAATGATCGAAAGGCAAACGGATGACCGCCATTCAGGGACTAGCCGTTGTTCTGATCGTGATGAGTGGTTGGTTGGGATTCTTGCTGACTGTCAACCGGGAAGCCAAGGATGAACTAGGAAAGCGTCAGGATGCCCTTGACCATTGGAAGTCATTGGCATTGTCACACCGGCAAACCCTCGTTCGCAAGGATCGCGACGTGTTGGCCGACTATGTGCAACATCAGCAGTCGCGGTCTGCATTGTCCATCACTGAAGCAAGTGAACTGCGCCAACTGTGCAGGAAGTTCTCCAACGAAAACAAGATGCTGCTGAATCGCAATGTCGAATTGCGCCGTCTACTGGCGCAAGCAACCCAACGAAACACATCAAGATCAAATATCAGGAAGGTGGGGAAGAAATGAACGAATCAGGAGTCGATCATCCAACTACGTGGAATGGTAACGGACCCATACCGCCACAGGGAACGATTGTCGCCGCACCCGGTTTCAGTCCATTCATCTTAGAAGGACTCGTGTGGCGCTGTGTGGGTTTGAATCGGGTCATCAGTTGTCCGGTACACGAACTGACTCGTCCTTGCGTCGTACTGCGTTGGGGGACCGGGCTATGAACTACTACCACTACACATCAAGGTTGCACCTTCCCGCCATTGAACGGGAAGGAGTCATTCGTACAACCGAATCCAACTTCGATGCGACCCTGCCACATGCCGCACCGGATGTTGTGTGGTTGCTAGACACACAGACCGTTGAACATGGTCATGGGTTGGGAGAGGTCAAGACGGACATTCGTATCACGGTGGATGTTCCGGCAGTCCAATGGCTTGATTGGGGATACACGTATCGGATGGAACCGTGGTGGCGTGCGGCGTTCATCGAAGCGGGTGGAGGGTTTGCCGCCGCTGATCACTGGTACGTGTATTCCAATTCCATTCCACGATCACAATGGATCAAGGTCGAACAGGTAGCACCTGTCTTCGGTCTATTACCTCATTCCAAACACGTCTGAAAGGTGGGGAAGCAACATGCCAAACATATCGGAATACTTCATGTGTCCTGACTGCAACAAGAAAGGACTCTACTTTCGACTCGGCAACAACGGGGAAGACAACTACACCTGCCGGTATTGCAGGTTCTACTTCTTCACCCAAGGGACTGACAACTGGGATCGGGAGAATGAACGTCGGGCCATGCAGGTCAATCCCGATGGTCCGTTTAGCGATGCCACCACGTACCTATGAACCAAGATCAACAAAGGTAGGTCAAGGGTGTTGCGTATTCCCTACTACCACAGGGCATGTATGGGCAGTTTGGGAGACATAAGAATAACAAGATCAACAACGGGTCTTCTACATGAAAACGATTGTCAATAAGGAAGGCTAAATGATCATGGGGGTGGTGTGGCTATCTAAACCGGGTTGCGATACAATGCGTATGTCGGTGGGGTATGCCCACAGACGGTTAGGTGAAAACGACAATCATTATCAATAAGGGAAGGTGCCTCATGGCAAGGTTGGTTGCATCGCAACAGCAGAAGGAACTAGACCGCGCAACAGCAGAAGCGGAAGAAGAAGAACTGAACGATCTGAAAGATCATGTGCTCGATAACCTTCGAGAAGCAATTGGTTGTGTGTCGTCCGCAACACGCGGGTTAGACAAGGCCGACAGCGACAACCTAGGAATTTGGGAACACGATCAGGACGAACGCGCCAGGGTCGAAAAGGCGTTGGTAGCCCTCGTCCAAGCCTGGACTTCACTGTCCGAATAGCAACATCCGTTCCGCAACATCCACCGGGTAACTAATGAAAGGGATCACCATGACAACCACACCACGCAAGAAGGTCGCTACGACTCCAAAGAAGCGGGTTGTACGTCGCAAGACGACCAAGCCGGTTGTAGCAACACCGGCACCGCGCAAGTCCGCAACACCACAGTCAGCACCAGTGGGGTCACTAAGCCTCGCCACGGTGCCTGACAAGTCGTTTGCGGATACGTACATCGGTAGGGACATCAAAGGTCAACGTGACTTTGACATCTACGACAGTGCGTTGGCGAATCAGTGGAATGTGCTCCTAGAAGGACCAACTGGTGCAGCCAAGACTTCATCGGTATTGGCATACGCGGCGGAACGTGAACTGCCGTTCTATTCGGTGTCGTCATCCAATGGCATCGAAGAGACGAAGTTGTTTGGGAAGTACATTCCGGCAACGGAAGGTGACGCGCAGTTTGTGTGGCAGGACGGGCCAGTTACCTCTTTGTTCCGTCACGGCGGGGTGTTGTTGCTGAACGAAATCAACTTCATCCCCGAACGTATCCAATCGGTGTTGTTCAGTGCGCTCGATAAGCGTCGTCAGATTCAGTTGATGGATCATAAGGGCGAAGTGATCACCGCTAGTCCTGACCTACTGATTGTCGGTGACCTAAACGACCAGTACGAAGGCACTCGCCCTCTGAACAAGGCGTTCCGTAACAGGTTCAAGATTCAGATTCAGTGGGGATACGTAACTGACATCGAACGTCAGTTGGTCAAGTCGAAGTCGTTGCTTGAAATGGCAGCGCGCTTCAGGACTCGTATCGCGGAAGGTGAATTTGAAACGCCGGTCGGTACGAACATGCTGATGGAGTTTGAGGAAATCGCCGCAGCACTTGGCGTGAACTTCGCAATCGAAAACTTCGTTAGTCACTTCAGCAGTGACGACCGTGAAGCGGCGCGTGGGGTGTTGCAGACCTACGAAGCGAACATTGTCTCTGACATCACCCGTCAGCAGAAGCCAACGGCAAGGACACGTAAGCCTGCACAGTCCAAGGGTGTTACACCAGCAAAGCAGTCGGCAACATCCAAGACGGCCAAAGCGGATTCCACCACGGATGACATTTGGACCGACTCCAACAAGAAGTGGGCATACGGGGATTCGGACGATACAGCGGTTAGTGCCGATGTTGCGGACGAAGACGCCGACGACGATGACGAAGAGGCGACCGATGCGGATTGGGCGTTCTTGAACGATATGACCAAGGCTGATCTGGTCGAACTCGCCGGTGGACTGAATATCTCCACTGCCAAGGCGCAAGCGTGCGCTACCAAGAAAGACGTTATTGCGCTCATCATCAGGGAAGCAGAATAGGAAAGGGGAAGATCAACATGGCTACACTAACAATCACCGCACAAGATCGTTCTGACATCTATTGGAACAATGTCTGCGCGGTGTTCAGCAAGGTTGACCGTGTGCTCACGAATCAAGCAATCACGGTCACCACGGATCAATCCATGATCCCGGCACCTTCATGGGTGTCGGGACAGACCATCACCCTCAATCGGCAAGTGATTGATCAGGTGTTGTCAGCGGACAACATTGTCAAACTGACAGGCTTGAACTATCACGAACTGGCACATGTGTTGTATACGCCTCCTGTTACGTCATGGTTGGCAATCATGTTGCGGGGAAGTAGCAACCTGTTCCCGTTCTACAACGTGTTGGAAGATCAACGGATTGAAACCCTCCTGACGGGGAAGTTCCCGTCTACCATTCCGTATCTGACAAACACGGTGTTGGACTTCATCGTGCAACATCCTGACACCGAATTGTCGTCGGTCTTTCCGCTCGTTCATGGCCGTCGTTATCTGCCGGTGGACTTACGTCGCGGTATGCGACAACGGTTTGCTGATCAGAAGGTTGCGGGAAGGATTGCCGACATCATTGACGAATACCGATTCCTCGCTATTCCGGTATCACCGTCTGCATCGCCAACGTCGCAACATGCGTTGGACTTGATCGAAGAATTTGCCAAGTTGCTTTCACAGGCACCGGCTGATCCTCACGGTCATAACGATGACAACGGTTTGCCGCAGCGCCCGTCTGACGATGGTCGTCGTAACAGCGCCACTTCGACCCAGAAGTCGGCATCTGAAGCGGCGCAGGAACAGGACGATCAGTTCGATGATGACGACGATGAACTCGATGATAAGGATTTCGGGTTCGATGACGATGCTGATTCTGACGACGATGCTGACAACACCGACGAAAGTGACGACACCGATGCAGGCAATGGTGGCGGGGGTTCCGACTCTGATGATGACGATGAATCCGATGACAACGGTGCGGACGAAGGTGGCACCGAAGATGCGGATACGGATGCTGAATCAGAAGATGGTGGATCGGGTAACGGAACATCGGTCGATGACGAATCAGAAGATGGTGCCGGTAACGGTAGCGGTGACGATTCCGACTCCGGTGACGGTGATTCCGACGATGCCGACGACCGAGGTTCTGCCGGTAGTGGTGTCGGTGAAGATGTTGTCAATCAGGATGCGCCGTCTGTGGAAGACCTGAAAGAACTCGCCAAGCGGCATCAGGAATCGGTGAAGGCCGATTCGGATGTTGTGAAGGAAGTTCAGGATCGGTTGTCACAGATCACCGACATTAACAGTTTGACTCCAACATCGTCGGTGTTTAAGCGGTCACAGGTGCGTCAATCGGTTAGTTCCGCTTGGGCATCTACAAGCCGCAAGATGGCCGCTCACTTTCAACGCATCGTGCGTGAAAGTGATCCCGGTTGGAACACCCATCAGGCATCGGGCCGCATCAACGTACAGCGGGCCATGCACGCCGACTCCCTAGACGAAGTATGGGATCGGTGGGACGAAGGCAACCAATTGGCGAACAGTCTTGAAGTTGTCGTCTTGGTAGACCGTTCATCCTCGATGAAGTATGTGGAAGGTCACCTATCAGAATCGGTGTGGGCACTGAAGAAGGCGTTGGACGGTATCGGTGCTTCGACAACGGTGTTCGCGTTCAGTAGTCCAAGCATGTACACAGGTGAACTCGGGTATGACCGCTTGTATGCGCGGGAAGACAAGGTGGTTGGCGGCAAAGCAATTCCGGTCAAGGCAAGTGGTGGAACGAATCCCATCCATGCCTTACAGGAAACGTACAAGTTGCTTGCCACTAGCGACAAAGTGATGAAGTTGGTCATCATCCTCACCGATGGTTACTGGCAGGACGATGTTCAGGACTGCAACATCATCATGGAACGCCTGAACAAAGGTGGTGTTACGACGGCCCTTGCCTACATGGGATGGACGGACAACAAGAAGGCGTCTCACAGTAACCAGTACATCGGTCATAACGCGCAGGTCTTCGATGTTGTGTCGGGCATCAGTGGGTGGGCGTCGTTCGCAAATCAGGTAGTCAAGTCGGTTCTGACTCAGAAGAAGGGTCGGTGATCGGCTTGACTACCGGGATAGTTGCGTCGGTATTGCGGTGGTCGGAATACCACTGTGATCAGTTTGCACCGACTCTACTGAAGTCAATTCGGGAAGGTGCGTTTGACAAGCACCTACGGGATATAGCCAGCGCCTTGTTCGACAGAAAAGAGTTGCTTGACAAGGGGTTGGACCCATTCGATGAATCGTATGTTGCGCCGATCAGGGGAAGGTACTTCGTGGATACAACGACGGAAGCAGACCACGACGCGGAATTTGAGTTAGGAGGCATTAGGTACAACCGCGCGAACGTGTTGGGATCGTTTGTCCGAATCCCCGATGATGTTGCGTTGGTCGGCGGGGTTGAAGGGTGGGTTCTAAACCTCAGTCCCCGTAACGGGATTCCGCATGATGCGTACATCTTGTTGCACACACAACCCGCTGTGCCGATCAAGACACAGACACGGGCAGAACATGCCGTCTACAACTCGTGGAAGGACCGTATGCCGGTGTGTATCCCTTTCAACACGATTGCAGATCGGGTTCCGCAATTACCTCAACGACATCTTCAACAGGAAGTAGGTGACACCGATGACAACAACTAAGAAGGTCGTCCGTAAGAAGGTCGTCCGCAGGAAGGCGACTGTCAAGAAGGAGTGGGAAGACGATCCGACGTTCGCTGATACCAAGCGGGTGCCAACGGATCAGCAACAGGACGGGTGGCCGAAAGTTGACTCGCGCGTTCTACCTGGCACGTTCTATCGCTACAACACCAGCAGTAACCGGGTGACAAGTCTCGTCACGATCATGCCGTCAGGGTTGGTCATTGGGTGGGACAGTTGCGGAAGGTGCAAGCAATACTTCCGATACTGCTCATGTAAGGCGGGCATCTATCATCCCCGTTCCGTTGGTTCCATACGCGGATCGGAAGATCGTCCCGGTGATAGTGGGCCGACCATCGCGGGAAGTTACGTTAAGTTCTACGACCCGTACCAGGAGTACAACGAACTGGGAATCAAGAAGTCACTGGCGAAGCAACAGCAACAGGTATTGTCGAAGACGCCGGTCACTATCCCGTTTGCCAAGCCCGATACCAAGTCAACGCCTCCACCGAAGCGTCGCAACGTATTGGGTGGGGTCAAGCGTCCCGCAACTGTCACGTCCGATGTTCCCGAAATTGACATCAAGGACAAGGCAGCCGTGGACAAGGCAGCGATCAAATCCTCCAAGGCGAAGATCGCCGCTGTCCGTAAGCAACTGAAAGGCACCGCGCCACGTAAGCGTGTTGTCAAACGGAAGAAGGTGTAGGACTCATGGGTTCAGGAATTGCCAAGCGCGCACCGTCAGGTTTCTACACGCGCACCGATGCAGCACAGGCAGTTGGCCGTAGTAAGGCAACGCTGAAGCGGTGGGAAAAGGATGGTCTATGTGCTCCTAGCGGGTTCATGGATATGGGGTCATTGCGGGTGGTGCTGTATAGCGATGCCGACCTTCAACATCTCCAAACGATTGCGTCGGAACAGGCGTATCGGCTGAAGTACCACGTCCCGAAAGGTCAGAAGATCGTCACATCACCGAAGTAAGAGGTATAACGCAAGGCGGGATCACAATACGGTGGTCCCGCAACATCACCGGGTGAAAGGCAAGCGCATGGACACATACGGAAACACCCATACGGAGGCACAGGCCGACTTTCTGAAGATTCTGTTCGCAGAACGTGAAGGTGATCAAGTTGTCCGTTGGGAAGCGCAGTACGAGGCATTGCGGGTCAAGGGCGTGTTGACCAAGCACAACGTCAGTCAGTTGATTGAACACCTGAAGGAACAACCACGTAAGGCAGTGAAGGCAACTGTGGGGAACGCGGTGCCCGCAACATCGGTGCCATATCAACCGCCTACTCCTAGGAAACTTCCGGTTGGTTACTACACCTATGCGGGCAACGTGTATACGGTCGTTCACAACAGGTCGAAGACCAGCGTGTACGCAAAGCGGTTTGTATCTCTGTCACACGGTCATGGCAAGTGGGCATACACCACCGAATTCTGGAACCACGCCGACAAAGCAAAGCCGTTGACTCTGGATGAAGCAGCCACGTTGGGTCATCTTCACGGCGTCTGCGTGTGTTGCGCCAGGACACTAACTGATCCCGTATCGGTGAAAGCCGGTATCGGCCCCACATGTGCCAAACGCCTCCGCGAATCGGGCATAACAGCGGCCAATCTGTACCCGCATCTAACGGGAAGGTGAACAACATGACTGACGATCAAGTAACAGGAGATTGTTGGAAGTGGGATGGGGCACATCGTCTACAAGATGGTCGTCCCATCATGCACCGGCAATACGTCTATCGGGTTATCTGGGTTGCAATCAATGGGCCATTGCCTCGTGGAACGGTTCTACATCACAAGTGTCACAACAAGTGGTGTGTCAATCCGTTTCACTTAGAAGCAACTACCCAAAGCGATCACGTTAAGGGTCATGGATGGGGTGGAGATTGGGGACAGAAGGATAAGTCGGAATGTCCTGCTGGTCATCCATACACCGCAGCCAACACCTACACGTACAAAACGAAAGACGGGAGCACAGAACGCTATTGCAGACAGTGCCGAAAGGCAGCGAAGGCGCGTTACAAAGACAGATTGAAAAGGGGAAGGTGAACAACATGAAGGTTCAACGGGTGTCACAACAGGAAGCACGGCAGTTTGTCATTCTCCGTAAGCCATTCAACGCGGGGAATGTCAAAGGCATGTGGGTCTATGATTATTCATCCATGCCGGTACGTGCCCATGAAGGAGATTTGGCGGACGGTCTGAAACAGGCAGTTGCCAACGGTGCCGTCTACGTCGTGACCAGTTACGACGTACCAGTTGGGTTTGCGACTCTGGATGGGGAAGTGCGGATCACTGAAACCAAGTGGTCACAGTCAACAGCGCAACACACACATCTAGCGGCCTACCTAGGTCACTAACGATTCACCGGGTAACAAGAAGGAGTGATTGAAATGAAGAAGTTAGTCGCAGTTGTGGTAGCGGTTCTATTGGTAGGTGTGTCCGTTGGCGGTTGCACCGTTGAAACCCAATCAACCAAGTCTGGTAGTAATACCTCCCAAAGCCAAGAAGATGGGTGGTCGTCTTGGGCCGCTACCAACAAGTCTGACGTGGAACTAGCATCATCGGAACTACGCAAAGCCGAAACCGGAACAACACCATCTGGAATCTCAATTCCCGCTCGTCATGCCGGGTTTCTGCTTGAAAACGTAAGCGATAGTCCTGACGGCGGTGTTGTCAGCGATTACCTACACACAGGCGGTGAATCCCTCATCAAAGCGGCGGATTCTGTCGATGCCGGTGACATCGGTCAAGCCAAGTTGTACTTCATCGACGCCTCAACAGAAATCAATCGGGCAAGCACTGCGATGGATAGTGCCACAACATCCAACTAGGAAAGGAAGGTGACGCCTAACGCATTGTGGGGGATTCTGCGGCGTCGGGATGCCTGCCAGGGCAATCCGTAACGGCAAGCATCCGACGCGCTTAGAAGGCTTACAGGCGCGTTCAATACGCGCCACGCCGAATATCCCCAAAGTGCTTGACAGTGGTCGCATTGCCGGTAAGGTCAGTCAGGCAAGATAGTGCGACCGGGTAAGACGCAAACAGGAACGCAATATTCAGATAACCCTCAACAAGAATGGAAGTATTGCTATGTCAACATCACTGCGGGCACAAAAGGTCGGTTCAATCGCCGGTCTGAAGCGTGACATCAAGAAGGGTGCAGGAGGCGCTGGCTACCTGGCGCGTATTCCCGCCAATGGTGAACGCAACATCCGGTTCATCACCGAACCGACCGAATGGATCAGTTACTACGAGCACTACAACTCGGTGGACAAGTTCTTCCCGTGTGGTGCGGACTGCAAAGGTTGCATGGAAAACAACCGACCGTCGTCCCGCTACCTGGCAAGCGCGTTGGACATTGATGAAGACAAGGTGATCCCGCTTGTTCTCCCACAGTCAGCGGTTGCCCAACTGCTGAAGTTCTACGAAAAGTACAGCACCATCATGGACCGTGACTACGACGTTAGCCGTGAAGGTGAAGGCAAGGAGAACACGGAATACTTCGTCCTACCTGGGGATCGAACCCCGCGTAAGTTGTCGAAGTACGACGAACTGAATCTGATCGAACTCCTTGAAGCGCAAATTCACGACGACACCGATGACGATGACGTGGATGACGACGACGACAACCTTGCCGACGTTGATGTTCCCGCCAAGAAGGTGCGTGCCACTAGGAAGCCAAAGCCGAAGCCGGTGGAAGCGGACGAAGAGGATGACGACGATGACGATGTTGTCGAAGACGAAGCGGACGACGTTGATGATGACGCCGACGTCGAAGATGACTCGGAATACACGCGGGCCGACCTAGAAGATATGTCGCGGGCCGACCTTCGGAAGATCGCATTGGATGCGGACTACACCACTGCCGATCTACGCGGGTTGGATTCCGATGCGTTGGTCGATCTGCTACTAGGTGAAGCCGACGAAGATGACGAAGCGGACGACACCGATAACGATGAGGACGATGACGATGTTGTCGAATTGGATGAAGACACCCTTGCGGAAATGTCTCTTGCGGAACTGAAGACACTGGCGAAAGAAGTCGGTGTCAAGGTTGCACGCGGGGTGGACAAGGAACACCTGATCGAACTCATCTTGGCAGAAGAAGACGAAGACGCGCCGTTCTAGTAACCGCAGGCTAAAACGGCATAAGGCAATGGCCCCCTACGACTACCCAAGTGGTGTTGTAGGGGGTCATTGTCGTCTCACTTTGCGTTGGAAGGAATCCACAACATGAACGATAAGCAATCCGATTGGTTTCATCTACACACCCATTCCGCGTTCTCCCAACTCGATGGGATGTCCAAGGTTCCCGCTATGGTCGCCAAGGCCGCACGCATGGGGCAGAAGGCACTAGCAATCACCGACCACGGTTCAATGGCATCCACGGTCCAACTGTACAAAGCAGCGAAGCAACATGGCATCGCACCATTCCCAGGTGTGGAGGCGTACCTGATTGATCCCGATGTAGACACCACTGACAGCAAGGCGGCGCGGTATCACGTCGGTCTGGTGGCACGAACACTAGACGGATACCGAGGGCTTGTCGGGCTTGTCAGCGCATCACATAGCCGTCCGCGTTTCAGTCGGTTCCCGCGTATCACCTTGGACGACCTGACAGAACTCAGCGACGACTACGCCGACGACATCATTCTGACCACCGGGTGTTACTTCGGACTTGTGCAGCAGACGTTAGTGAACAACGGGCCGGATGCCGCAGAACGAGTGGTCAAGATGTACGCGCAGATGTTCCCGCACACCATCATGGAATTGCAACACCATTCGATCTGTCACGATGCCGAAGGCGACGCCAAGGTGTATGACGACGATCTCATTGTCTCCGAACTGGTCACCATTGCGGATCAGGTAGGTATCCCGGTCATGGCAACGCAGGACAGTCACTATCTGAACCAAGGTGACAAGGCGGCGCATTCCATGATGAAGCGCATGATTTACGGAGGTAGTGAAGACGAATTCCCCGGTGACAGTTTCCATCTGTCAACAACTGACTGGACAGCGGAACATTACGATCCCGCGGTATGGCAGCGGGTAGAAGAAACCTCCCGTCACCTACTGGCACTGAACGAAGTGTCGATCCCGCCATTGGACACGTTCAAGGCATACGTGCCGCAGACGGTTCGCAAACCACAGCAGGTCATCACGAACCAATGTCTCACAGCGTTGGACACGTACCTGAAGGACAACAAGTTGTCCCGTAAGCGAAAGACCTATGAAGAACGACTGTCATACGAGTTGGATGTCATCAACGATCTAGGCATGGCGGGCTACTTCACCCTGGTCTGTACCTATGTCGAATGGTGCCGCAAGCAGAACGTGTGCATCGAAGCGCGTGGGTCGGCCAATGGATCGCTTGTCTGTTTCCTCTTGGGCATCACACAGGTTGACCCGATCATCTGGGGGACGTTCTTTGAACGGTTCCTATCGCGGGATCGCATGAAGCCACCTGACATTGATATGGACGTGGAACACCACTCACATGGTGACTTGATCGACTACTTATCCCAGACGTTCGACACCATGCGGATAGGGACGTGGAACAACTTGGGAGTGAACGCCGAAGGCAAGGGCGGGGTCATGGTCACCTATCAGTCATACATCACCCGTCAGTTGGCAACACCCGCAGAACGCGCAGTCGTGCGTGAAAAGTTACAGACGATTGACGACGTGGAGTTGTACAGCCGGAAGGACTACCGTGGCTTGCGTCGCTTGCAGGACATCGGTGGTGCATACCGCAGTTACGGGACACACCCCGGCGGGATTCTCATTTCCTCCGATAAGCAATCCCTGGATGACTGGATTCCCCGCATGTTCATAGCGAACAGTGAAAAATCTGTCAGTCAGTACAGCATGGATGACGTTGAACAATTGGGATTCCTCAAACTGGACATCCTTGGGCAGAAGACGTTGACCAAGATGCGGTACTGCCAGGAGTTGATGGGCCGTAGTGACCCCACAGACTTCAGTTGGATACCCAACAACGATTCAGCAGCATGTGCCTTGATCCGTAAGGGTGAACCCGATAGTGGACTCTTCCACTTCGGGGGTGCATCCAAAGCCAAAGGCGGGCGCGAACTACGGGTCAAATCAACGAAGGACTGCGTGCTTGCCCAGGCGTTGTATATGCCCGGTGCAGTAGATAGCGGAGAAAAGGATCGGTACATCCAACGCCGTCGTGATCCCGCAGAACGTGCGGCGGTGACGTATCACCATCCCGTATACAAGAAGGCACTCGAAATGACATACGGCACAGTCATCTTCCAAGAACAGGTGTTGCAGATCATGCAAGGTCTGGGGATGTCGGTTGCCTCGTTCAACACGTTGCTGAAGGTGGTCAAGACATCCGGTTCCGGCGCAGTGTCGAACGAAGGACGGATGCAGTCAGTACGACAAGAGTTTGATGACCGCTGTACTGAACTGAAGGTTGTTGATCCCGATGCGGCGTGGGATCAACTGACTGGCTTTGTTGCGTATGGGTTCAACCTCGCCCATGCGACGGGATACGGAATCCGCGCATACCGCGATGCGTACCTGAAGGCGCACTTCCCGTTGGAGTGGTACACCGCGTTGTTGCGTTCATACAGCGGGGACGATAAGGAAAAGTCGTACATACGTTCGGCCCGCAAGTTGGGTATCCGAATCCTTCCACCCGATGTCAATATCTCCGATGAATCGTGGACATTGGACCGACAGCGTAAGGCAATTCGTAGGGGTCTGACAACGATTAAGGGTGTAGGCGATAAGGCCGCAACGGAAATCGTTGCGAACGCGCCGTATGACGACATAGAAGAACTCATAGACCTCACTGACAGTAGGGCGGTTACAGGCGGGAAGACATATACGAAAGACGGACAACTGTCAGGCGTCCTTGCTAAGTTGCAAGAAGCAGGGGCACTGATGTCACTCGGTATCGAAGGGGAAGACCAGTAATGGCAAATAAGCGGGCGACCGACCTTATGGCGGAAATCAATGCCCAGTTCAAGTCAGAAGTTCTCAACAGCGCGAACAGCAAGCAGTACATGGTCGAATACCTGCCGACAGGCGTTCTGCCCATTGACCTATTGCTACGCGGCGGTCTTCCCCGCAATCGGTTCACTGAAATCTACGGTGACTTCTCATCGCTGAAGTCGTGGGTCGGATTGAAGGCAATCGCAACCAGTCAGGCATCCGGCAACGTCTGTGCCTTAATAGACACAGAGCATTCATTCGATCCGGCTTGGGCAGTGTCGTGCGGCGTTGACTTGGAAGCACTGATTCTGCAACAGCCTGAATCCGGTGAATTGGCGATGGACACCACCGAAGCACTCATCCGTGGCAAGGTCGATCTGATCGTCTTTGATTCGATTGCCAGTGCATTGCCACAGGCGGAACGCAACAAGCGATTACATGACGAAAATGTACAACCCGCTCGTCTAGCCCAACTGATGTCAGTGGCGTGCCGGAAACTGACAGCGGCCAATGCCAACACTTCGATGTTGTGGATCAACCAGATGCGTACCAACGTGGGAGTGACGTTTGGCAACCCGGCAGTTGTCACAGGTGGGAAGTCAATGGCTTACTACGCGGCGTACCGATTGAATTCCAAGAAGAAGCAAAAGATCACTCGTGATGTCAAAGCGTGGGATGGAACCGAATACAAGACGGTCAAGGAACAGGTCGGTCAGAAGATCACTGTGACTGTCGAAAAGTCCAAACTGTCTCGACCCCATCGGGAAATCAACTTCATCTGGGACTACATCGCTGCGGGCATTGATGAACTTGACTTCCTGGTTGCCTACGGTGTGGAAGAGGGTTACGTGAGCAATCACGGCAATACCTTTGAATACGACGGGATCAAGTCGGTAGGACGAACCAACTTCAAGAAGAAACTAGCCGTTACTCCTGACTCGCTATCGAAACTGCGCGGTCAAGCGGAACAGTCAATCGTGGATGTTGTACCGCCAGTGTCGGTCACACCACCCAAGAAGAAGAAGGTCACTCGTCGTAAGAAGGTGCAGTCGTAATGGTTGATCTTCCGTGGTCAGCGCGTAGTCGTCAGGAACAGGGCCGCAAGTCAGAAGCCAAAGCCGCCAAGAGGATGGATGGACGCTTGCATCCGATGTCGGGTGCGGGGTCAATCAAGTTCGACTTCAGTACGGAAGACGCGGTGATCGAACACAAGGACGCAACCAAGTCATTCACCCTCAACGCGACACTGGTACGCGATCTATTCAGGAACGCAACAAGGCAAGGCAAGCAACCCGTCATCATCATCCAATTCCCCGACTACCGGGTAGAAGCAATCGTTAGGAGAACCACATGAGCCTGTCCAAGAAGTTGCGGTTGATAAAGTCCGGTGATCTAGTCATCACCCCCGACCTGACAATGTGGATGATGAGGAACCCGAACTTCGATCTGGACGATGCAGTGGCCGACATCATCCGAACCGAAATGGTCAAGAAGCAACGTGATCGTCGCGCTAGTTTCTCGTCGTCATCAGCGGGTAACTGTGAACGCGCCCAACTGTTCGACTTCCTAGGGCTGAACCCGACGAAGACACATCCCACTCAGTTGCAGAACATCTTTTACGACGGTCAATGGCGGCACCTACGGTGGCAGGCGATGTTGTTGCAGGCGGGACTACTGACCGACATTGAAATCCCGTTGTCGTGGCCTGCAAAGCGGAGTAAGGGGTCAATGGACGGCATGGGTGTCATTCGTGATGATCACCCGCACGAAACCTGGCGGGGATTGGAATTCCTTTTTGAACTAAAGGGCGCTAACATGTATTCGTATGCTTCCATTGTTCGGGAAGGGCCGGGTAGATACCTCAATCAAATCCATCGCTACTTTTTGTCTAGTGGTTGTGAATTAGCCGTCATCGTAGTTGAAAATAAGAACGATCAGAGTTGGACGGAATGGGTTATCGAACCTGATCCAATCCTTATGCAAGAACAGGCCGATGAACTAGATCGGCTCAATTCAGCAGTAGATACTAAGACGTTTCCGCCGATGCTTACTGAATGTTCTGCACTTAGCGGGAAAACTTACAACGGATGCCCGCATGGAAAGAACGGACCTTGTGGAAATTCTCCGCTTTGGCCGGTTACCAGGGGAAGGCAGTAATGAAAATTGCAGAAGGTATGAAAATACATAAGTGGACAGTAGGAACTCGCGTATTTGGAAAATCGAAACACCCTAAATGGAACTGCGTATGTGAATGTGGCAACGCAAGTCAGGTAAGACAAAACAAGTTGGCAAACGGTGAATCGACTCAGTGCAAATCTTGCGGTAATACTAAGCATGGGTTGGTAGGTACTGAAACATATGCACGTTGGGAATCAATGCGTAATCGGTGTAACTCTCCCAGGGCGTCTAACTACGCGCGTTATGGCGGTCGCGGGATCACGGTGTGTGATAGGTGGGAATCGTTTAACAACTTCCTTGCAGATATGGGTGAATGTCCACCGGGTATGTCGTTGGAACGATTAGACGTTGATGGTAATTACACACTCGAAAACTGTGTGTGGGCGGACAGGGCAATGCAAGCAAGAAACAAACGTAACAACGTCTTTGTCACCTATTTGGATAGGAGAATGTGCATTGCAGATTGGGCTACTGAACTTGGTATGAACGCGGGGACTTTGTATAACCGGGCTAGTAAAGGATGGACAGACGTGGAAATCATAGAAGGGCGCTGACTCATGCCCACACGGAAAGTCAAGCGGGTTGTGCGGGTCAAATCCGCAGTGGCCCACACAGGTAACAAAGTAAGGACGTTTCACCTAGGGGAAGGTTTACCACCGATACCGAAGATCATGGAGGAAGTACAGGATATGACCGACGTGTTGTTGGGCCGTGTTGAACCGCCCATCAATGCCGACGTAGCAACACTGATGGAGGTTGCCGATGCGTACTTCGCCAGGGCAATGGAAATCATCATGCTGATTCAGACAGCAGAACGGGAAGGCAAGGTCACGCGGGGATCAGGGTATGCACAGTTGCGTACCAAGGAGTTGAGAACCTTTGCTGAAATTGCCAAAAGGTCATCCGATATGGGGTCACGTCGCATTACGATGATGCAAATGCAGTTGCAAGCAGAGATGACCGGACGAACCAACTTCATCGACGGGTAAGGGGAAGCACATGGCAGCGAAGCATGTACGAATCAGGAACGTGTCAATACCGGATGTTGAAAAGCCCATCTGCCCAACACACAAGAGAGTGATGGTCTACAACAATGCGAAGGCGTATTGGAACTGCACATCTGTTGGGTGCAAGAAGATCGCCCGACCAGTAGATGAAGACACTCAACTAGAACTTGACTTGCCTGCTATCACCACGGACACACTGACAAACAAACCGTTGGCAGACAAACCACAACCGATTAATGGCACCCTACGTCCTGGCAAGGTGTGGGAAACGATGATTAGTGATCACACTGTCTCTGCTTACAAGCCTCCTTCATCTGAAGATGTGCTAGTGCAGACGCGGGAAGATTTGAACAACATGGTCAATGAGGCAGCGCGGTCGATGGTTGGTAAAGGTAAGGCGCAACGGCGGAATGTTGAAACCGCTTGCCGTATACGGATTACCAATCTCAATGGAACGATTGCCCAGCAGGAATTCACCATTGAAACCGAAGAAGGAACGGAAGTGGACATCACGCCGATCATCCGTGACTTTGTACATGGCAATGGGGGAAGCATGATTACTCTCGCGTCTAATCATGTAGACCTGCAATGGGACTGAACAGCATCACGTCGGGTGAAAAGTGGCGGTGTCCCGCATCGCAGGACAGTGGTGATCGAGACGGTACTCGTTGTTGGATGGATGTTGGGCATACCGGGGATCATCGTCGTCTTGTGTTCACTAGCGGGACGATTGACGACGGGGATGGAATGGGAAGAATCGAATGGGCGTCTCAGTTCAGCGTCCTACAAGACTTGCTAAAGGAACATGTGGAAACTACTGACAGGGAAGCAGTTAACGATGAAACGTAATGATCATTCAAGCACTCTCGAAACACGCATCACTGATCTGGAACGGGCACTGGCATCTGCACTATGTGATGTCGGATTTCTGAAAGGTGAAGCCGATAAGTCTGCTCACCGACTTCAGTCGTTGGAGGGTTCTAACGTTAAGCGGGATTCCGAATCTGAACCGGACGCTGAGCCTCCGTACCGGATGGCCGAACCGCCCAACTGCGACGCACTTGTGATTGACAACGGTAAGGTTTGGCGTCCGGTATTCGGCCCTGACGGAATATGGGAGGCCGACGATGACAGCGATTGGGTTGTGTGGGAAGTCCTTACCGATCCACAACCGTTCCAGAACTGCACCTTGACTGCCGACGATCCCGAACCGCCTATCGGCTCGGTGGTGCTGGATCGAGACGGGGGCATGTGGCAGCGGCTATCGCTGGACTGGTGCCTCGCCGGGTTGGATGACACCCGTGGTTGGAACGGGCTACGCGCGGTTGGCCCCGTCACCCTCCTATATCGGGGGGAAGCATGAACCCCGTGATCCTGACCGCTAACGATCCCGAGCCACCCATCGGGTCAGTCATGCTGGGTGAGGGCGGCGCTTGGCAGCGAGCCTCGGACGGTTGGTATGCGACTGGACTTATCGACTCGCAGGAGTGGGACGAGTTGTTCGAGTACGAATCAACGCTAACCCTGGTCTACCGTGGCCCCGACCCTGAACCGGACGCTGAGCCTCCGTACCGCATGGCCGAACCGACCAAGATCGGGGCGTCGGTTATCTCAGACGGGACGGTGTTCACCAGGACGGATA